ACCGGGATCACGGATTACTACTACAACACGTCGGGCGCGGGCAAGCGGGTGGTTGCGGTGGGCGGGTGTTCGTTTAGCAGTGGCCTTGCGGGCGTTTTCTTCGTGGCTGCGGCTTACGGCTCCGGTAGCCGTAGTACGCTTTTCGGCGGGCGGCTCTGCTTATGAAAAATTTCCAAATATACAGGTGGTCGGAACTGCGGGTAGTTGCAGTGGGCGGGAATTCGAATAACAGTGGAAATGCAGGCGTTTTCTACGTGAATGCGAATAACAGCTCCGGTAACCGTAATACGAATATCGGCAGGCAGCTTAGCTTATTTATGACACGAACTCTGTCTCCGATCACCTTGGCCCTTGCCAAAATAAATAGCAAGCCCATGGGTGCTGGTAGCGCAAGCGAAGGCTCCGGGCGGAAATAAGCAGATGAAGCGATACGGTAATCTTTTCGACAAAATAGTGGACATAGACAATCTGTATCTTGCGCACCAGAGCGCACGGAAAGGAAAGACCTGGTATAAAGAGGTGCAGTACGTGGATCGCACTCTGAATGATAGGATTACGGAGCTGCATACGATACTCTCTGATGGCAGCTATGAAACATCGAAATACGAGATATTCGAGCGCAAATGCGGCACCAAGCTCAGAGAGATATATAAGTTGCCCTATTACCCTGATCGCATCGTGCATCATGCCATCCTCCAGGTGATCCTGCCAATCCTGGTTAACAACCTGATTGCGGATACCTATGCTTGCGTTCCAGGCAGGGGCATCCATAAGTGTGCGAAGAAAATCCAGGGTATACTGAGACTTAATCCAGAGATAAAGTATTGTTTGAAAATGGATATTCGGAAGTTTTATCCGAGCATCGATCACAAAATATTAGAAGGCAGAGTAAGGCGGCTGATCAAGTGCCCGCGAACCCTGAGCCTATTGGATGGAATAATCGAAAGCACAGACAGCGGGGTGCCGATTGGGAACTATCTCTCTCAGCACTTAGCCAATCTATATCTGAGCGGCTTCGATCACTGGCTGAAAGAAGAAAAGGGGATTAAGCACTACTTCCGATATTCCGATGATCTGGTGATCCTGGCTTCCGACAAGCCCAGTCTGCACATACTACATAAGGATGTAGAGAAATATCTCAAAGAAGAGCTGAAACTCGAGGTAAAAGATAATTGGCAGGTATTCCCGATAGCTGACCGCGGGATTGATTTTCTTGGATACAGGTTTTATCCTGGCTATACATTGCTGAGAAAATCCATTGCCATAAGGTTCAAAAGAAGGATGCGCGAGATCCTAAAGGGCAACATGGGCGCACAAGCAGTGCTCAGCAGTTTTGTGAGCTATTACGGGTGGATGTGCCATGCTAATACGTTGAATTTGAGGCGCCGGCACATCACTGACGGCATAAAGGACAAGATGATAGAAGCAAGCGAGGAGTTGAAGTGCAAGAACCCAATTCGCAAAATGGTAATCTGAAGCGCTTCGGCGATTTCGCTGAGGAACCTCAAGCACTTGAGGGAAACAAGATTTCTATTGATAGCATTCTGAACCAAGAGCTTGTCGTGTCTGGATATCGAATTGGAAAGACAAAATATTCCAGTGGCGGCAGCGAGAAATGCCTTACCCTGGAGGTCATTATAGATGGCGAAAAACATGTGATATTTACGGGTAGCTGTGTCCTAATGGATCAGATAGAGAAGTATAGCTGTCATCTGCCCTTTGTGGCTGAAATTATTAAAATCAATAAGTATTACAGATTTAAGTGAGGATACAGTGAAAGGATCAGGATGCACAACACCCATCAAGGGCTTCACTTATTCAGGTTTCAGATATGTGACCTGGGATGCCCACGAAGTCACAGACAATGAAGGGAATGTGTCTGTAGAGTTCGATTATGCCGAGGCGGAGGCCGATGCCACAGACGATGAGATGGTATCTATTGTTTTAGCAGAATTGGCTAAAACCGGGGAGGAAGATAGGGTGGATACGATAATGAACGAGGCAACCCTTGACTAAATTCATCCAGCGCCAAAACAAAGCCCTCCAAGAGATTGCGGCCAAGACGCCACATGTCCGGCCCTTTAGCCAGGACAGTCCCAGGGCGCGTGAAGAGCGTGTGGCCAGGGCTACCGGCGAGGGCTGGGAGGCTTTCAGTTTTTTCAGTATGACCTACTTTCCCCATATCTTTGGCTTACCCTTTTGCCCAGCGCACCAGACCATGTTCGATGAGACGGAAAAGACTGTCGGCATCATCGCCATTACGGGCTTTCGTGGGCTCGGCAAAACGGTACTCATGGGTGTGGTCTATCCGATCTGGAGGATAATCAAGGGTGAGCGCTATGTGATCCACACGGCGGCCGATAGTGACCTGGCCCAGGAGCGCACAGCCTTCACCCTGCATGAACTCGTGAATAATAAACGCCTCACATTGGACTTTCCGGAACTGACCCCGATGGATACCAACGACCTGGACTTTTACCTGAAGAACAAAACCAGGATCAGGGCCAGATCCATCAAGCAGAGCCACCGCGGAACCATCAACCCCAAGACTGCGAAGCGTCCGGGGCTGATCGTCTGTGACGACATCGACAAAGAAGAGAACATGGGCAACCAGACCATAGGCCGGCGCAAGATGGAGAAGATTACCCAGGAGCTGGCCGGCGCGCTGGATCCAGCGGAGCCGGGCCGGGTGATCTGGCTGGGGAACCTGGTGCACCCGAATTATGCCATCTGCCAATTTCAGGAGCTCATTAAAGACGATCTGAAGGCAGATAAACCCGACCTCAACCTGGAACACCAAACTGTATTAAAAACGCAACACAGAGCCATCCTGCGCTTCTCATTGGAAAATAAGAAGGGCAGATCGATCTGGGAAGAGCAGTACCCGACTAAATCCCTGCCCAGCTTGCGGCTGAAATTCGGCAATACAGGATACCAGAGGGAGATGCTGGGGAAGCCTGTAATCGAAGGAAACATCTTCAAGAACCAGTGGTTTACGAAGTACCGCAGCCTTCCGGAGCCGCCCAAGATCAAGCGCGTGTGGCTGTATGCAGACCCCGCCTGGGGAGAGAAGGGCTGCTACAAGGCCGTGATCTCAATAGGCTATGACGGCACCAGGTTCTACGTGATGCACGTGTGGATCAGGCAGACCTCCAATACGAAGTTTTTTAGATATTATTATGATGCCTACCAAGAGCTGGACCGGCTATACAAGGTGAAGGCCAGGGCAGCTTGTGAGACTACCTTTGGGCAGGCGCGCATCCTGGCTGATTTCGATCGCTGGGCTGCAGATAACGGGCTGCCTCCCATGAGCCACAGGATCAAGAAAATAGACAACCGGGAAAACAAGAACCTGCGCATCGAGCGCACCGAGACGATCATTGAAACCGCCGGAGTGCTCTTTCCGGAGGGGCAGGATACGCCTACCCTCATCAGCCAGTTCCTCACCTATCCTGATGGCTACATCGATGGCTGTGACGCCCTGGCTGGCTGTCTGGAACGTTTCAACGAATATAACATTGGCCGCAACCGGGTAAGGGTGCGGAAGCTGAAGTGGTGAGACGATGAACTCCTTTGACCGCATGATGCTGGAATATTACCGGGTGCTGAATAATGCCTGGAAGCGTGAACTGCGTGAGGCTGCCTATATGGCCATCCAGATGCTGAGCGATATGCCGAAAGATGAACGCCTGGAAACTCGCAATGTGAATGCCCTGATGGATATCATCGACCAGAACCTGGGCAATGACTTTATGATGGCGGTAGGGGCCGAAACGAAGGCTTACGTGGAGCGGAGCTTGCGCCTCGGCATCCAGGACGTGAGGACTCAGGCGAAAGCCAAAATCAGCATTGGCCTGTGGGGCGTGCAGGACCAGCAATTGGCCAGCCAGCTCCAGAGCCAGAACCTCTTTTGGATAGGCCAGCACTATGGCGCGGATATCTCTGATGATTTTAGAAACACTCTCACCCAGGCCATCGAGCAGGGACACACCAAGCAAGAGCTCGCTGATGCCCTGAAAGGAAAGTTTAACGACCTCGGCGACAAGGGCCAGCATTACTGGCAGGGTTTGGCCGAGCACACCGCTCTGAGGGTGCGCGAAATGGGGCGCCTCTCCGGATATGAAAAGGCCGGAGCCCAGTACTACCGGCTGGTGAATCCCATGGATGAGCGCACCAGTGAGATCTGTTGGGCCCTGGTGAGCGAAAACAAGCTTTACCCTCTGGATGTGGCACTGGAAGTCCGTGATAACCTCATGGACATCGATGTCAATGCCGAGGGTCTGGAAGAGAGCCGGGACCGCATAAAAGCCCTGGCCCCCTGGGTAAAGGAAAGCCAGGTAGAATATGACGACAAGGGCAATCCCACCGGCGTGAGTGGCGCACATACTCCCTTCCCTCCTTTTCATTGGAAATGCCGGACTCAGACTGAGATAGTGATATGAAACTGTGGCAGGAGTGGGCAAGCGGATTTGACCTTGAGCGGCGGGCGGCAAAGCTTGGCATATCAAAGCGAGGTGAAGAATGAAAGTGATTTTATCGAATACCGACAAGCATGCAAAATACGGAGCGCTGATAGGCTATCTCGGCCTGGTTGCGCTATGCGTGCCAGTTCTGGCCGTGTTCATTGCAATGGCCGTGGCAATGGCACTCTGGGGCTGGGAAAATGCCCAGTATCAACGGGCTAAGAAAGCCTGGTGGGAAAAGAGCGCAGACCGGCAACACCTCGAGATGTTGGAGCCCAAAGATGAACGGTGGAAGGCTGCCTACAAGCTGGCCTACAAAGCCGAAATGAAGAGGTTCCGCAAACAATATAACTGGCTGGATAGCACAGTGGACTGGCTGGCAGGATATGCCGCTTTTTCCCTGGGCTATTGGCTCATCATAATTATCGGGAGATGACATGAAAGAATCAAGACAACTCACACGCATCCTGAAATGGACTATCCTCGACGCCGTAGCGGGCGGACTGGGGCTTTTCTCTTTATTCATCAGCATCCTGGCCTGGCCGCTGTACATCGTGGGCCTGCTGGGGCTGTCTGGCTGGCAGCACTATAGAAACGGCAAAGACCAGCGCAGATACCGGTGGAGAACCTATAACTGGATCTTCCCCTGGATAGCCTGGTTTTGTGGCATGCTGGCCTTCACATTTTTCTATTGGGCGATAGCCTGGGGCTTTGGTCTGCGTGGTTAAAGCGATTCCAGTCTCCGTCAGTGATGCTCTGAAGACGCTGAATCTGCCGTCTGATATGAGTGATAACGCCATCTTCGAACTGCACAGCACCCTGGTGCTCGAGGAGCTGAAGAAGCTGACCACCTCTGAGTCATATACAGACGCTACCGCAGACATCGAGATGGAAGAGGCAGAGCCCGGGACTCCTGATGCTGAGGGCAATGTCCCAGAGCCGACTCCCGCGCCAGTGCCCTACAGCAATCTGCAGACGAAGTTCCGCTTTGCCTACTGCTTTCTATTGCTGCACAGTACCGCCGAATTCATCAACCTGAAGACTGTGGGCGAAGGCATAGTAAAGACCGTGGGCATAGACCAGAGCGCCACGGAGCTGCTCACCGGCATCGAGATCGAAGCCTTCAAGGCCAGTCTGCAGATGCGTGCACTAAGGGTCCTGGACGGATATCTCAGCCCCGCTGGATTGGCTCTTTTGGATGACCTCAATCCCCGGCCTCCGCGGCTGATACGGGCTGGCGTGATATGACCCAAGAACTGATGGCCGAGATCTACAGGGCGATCATTAACGCCCTGGAGGGCAAGATGCACCTGATCGGAAGCGTGATAGATGCGGATGCCCGCAAAGAGATCATGGCCCAGAAGATCTATGACAAAGGCGACTTTTATAGTAATGCCGGCTACCTGGTACAGCTCCAGAGCGACGGCATTACTCTCAGAGTCGGCTCCAACGTGAAGCACGAGCCTTTTGTGCTGGGTGGCAAGGTCCCAAGCTGGACCCCCATCGCCCCGCTCAAGGTCTGGGTAGAGCGCAAGAACCTGAATTGGACAGACAAGAAGACCGGCAAGATGCTGACCATCGAACAGATGGCCTACGCCATCCAGGGCAAAATCAAGCGTGAGGGCATAGCTGCCCGCAACGTCTATGAAGAGATCATCAAGAACCGTGAACAGTGGATATATCAGCAATTGAGCAGCATAGAGGTGTCATTGTGACCAACAGCGAAAAGTTCAGCTACGAACGCGAAGCAATCAAACAAGCTTTGATCTCTGCAGGAGCAAAAACAGTCCTTTTCAACAAGGACGATATCCCCAAGGAGCTGCCTGCAGCAATAGTAATCCTGGATGGTGAAACCGGCAAGAACGGCACCTCCCGGCGCTTTGTGGATACGGACATCGCCTGGACTGTGTTCCTGGTGGTGAACGCCCAAAAGGCAGATGACCCTGACCAGGCACTCTACACATTGAAAGAAAACTTTAGGACCCACTATATAGCCGGCATGAACCGCGATCTACCCAAGGTGGAGTATTACACTTCCCGGATAGATGGCGCCCGGCTGGTGCGCATAGCCAGGATCGAACTGCTGAAGGCCGGCACAGGGGCGGGGTCGTGAGGATCTCACGCATAGGCAATAGTAACGTGGCCATTAGCAATGCCGGAGAGCTGCTGACGAAGCACTACGCCACAGAGCCGATAGACCTGGCGAATATCCCCGTGACCGGCAAGCGCCTGGTGAGTAAAGCCCAGGAGCAGAAGCGGATTATCTCCGCGCCCTTCAGTATGGCGAAGCTGCTCAACATGCTGGATCTGGACGAATACCACTCCGGCTGCATCGATGCGCTGACCATGGCTACGGTAATGACCTATGAGTGCAAAAACCCCAAGGTGAACGCCTGGATGGAGGTAGCGGAATTTCCAGCCTGTGAAGACCAGACCACCGTCATCAGCGAAATGATGAAGTTTTACCTGGCCTGTGGAAATGGCTTCCTCATCAAGATGCGCAATGCCCAGGGACAATGGGTAGGGCTGGAGCGCATGCTGGCCGGCGAAGTCCAGATCGTGGAGAAATACAACGACTTTGGCTTTTCCCAGCCGGACTATATCCAGGTGAAAAGCAACAAGCGGCAAGACTATCCCTATGCCGACATCATCCACATGAAAAAAAGCACCCACCGCAGCAATGCCTGGGGCTTGGCCTGCCTGCCTATCGCCATCAATATCGAGATTCTGGGCGAGATCAAGACCTTTGATTACAACAACTTCAAGAACGGCCTGATGATAGATTATTTCATGATCGTGGAGGGTGGTACCCTGCGCGATGGCACCATCACCGACGAGGGTGGCAACGAAGTAATGAGCGATGCCTACTCCGAGATCGAGCGGGCTCTGCGGGAAGTGAAGGGCAACGAACGCAGCCACTCCACCGTGCTGATCGAGAGCGAAAGCCGGGACGTAAAAATCCGCCTGGAGCCACTGCGTCAGCAAGATCGCGAAGGTGGATTCCTCAGCCTGAAGAAAGACCTCCGCGAGGGGATATTGGCCTACCACCGGGTTCCGGCCCGGATAGTGAGCCAGCTCATCCCCGGACAGCTCGGAGGGGACAGCAAGTCTGACATGACAATGTTTTACAACTTCGTGGTGAAGCCGCTGCAGAAGCGCCTCGCCATGACGCTTGCAATAGAATTTAACTGGGAATTTGGCTGGAATGTGAGTCCGGACGATTTTGCGTTCGGCAACCTGACCGAGATCCTGAAAACCGAAGATGAGAGGCTGTTTGGCAGTCTCCGCAATAGCTAAAGGAGAGTCTTATGGGACTATTCAAAAAAGGAAGGCGCCGGATTGTGAAGGCGGAGCTGCGTAATGTGGACGTGGATCTAATCAGTCTTTTGTTCGACGACGTGAAGCCCGCCAACATGAAAGGCGCAATCATCAAAAGCGCCAATGGCAAATTGGCCAGCTTTGGCGCCACCGCCAAGTTCAAGGCCGAGACCGTGGGCAGCGAAGGCTTGCTCTATGTAACCGTGATGGAGCCCGGTGTGGTCGACTCACAGGGAGATACCTACAGCGCCGAAGAGGTGAAGAAAGCCGCTTATCACTTTGCCAAGAAGGGCCTGGTGGGTAAGAACGACGTGAACCACAACAACCATCCCGTCCCGGAGTTTGTAATCGCAGAATCCTATATCCTCAAGGCTGAGGATAAAGAGCACTTCCCTGAGACCAAGGTGGGAGCCTGGGTCACCGTGCTGAAGTGTGAGAACCTCAATAGCGAGCTCTGGCAGAAGGTGATGAAGGGCCAGTTCAACGGCGTGAGCATTGCCGGCTTTGCCGAAGATGTCGCAGAGAGTGGCAATGCCGCCCTCGTGGCAGAGCTGAAGAGTCAGCTTGAGTCGATCCGCAAGGCCATTGGCAGTACCCCTGCCGCAGAAACCACCAAGGTACTGGACACGATCCAGGGCAGAATCAACGAGCTCGAAAAGGAAGACGGCAGCACCGCCACCACCGAGCTCATCAAAGCATTCACAAACGAAATTAAGGAGCTTTCTATGAGCATCACCAAGGCTATCAGTAAGAGCCTGAAGGGAGAGCCCGGGGAACAAAACATCGATCGTGAGGTCATGATCGGAAGCCAGAAGATTCTGGTAAAAGCCAGCCACCGCGAACTCTACAAAGGCATTGCCGACGTGGACTCCGGAAAGGCCATGAACATCCTCACCCCCAATACCACCAGCCTCTTCATCGATGAGGTGATTGGCAGTCAACCCGGTGACACGCTGAGCGACATCACTGTGGTGCCTCTGCTGAAGGACCATAAAATAGACATCGGCATAGTCCAGGATTTGGTGTTTACGAATTCCCTCGACGAAGCTGGAGCTGCGCAGGATATTGCCACCCGCGATCTCACCGTAAGCCCTGGCATCCTGAACGCAGAATTCACCCTGGGACGCGACACAGTCGAGTTCTATAAGGACAAATATGGCGAAGAGGCCTTCGGTGCCTACGTGGAAAATCACATTGCCAAGAAGGCCGAAAAGGCCATCCGCAAGCTGCTCTTCCGTGGAGACAGAGACTCTGCAACCCCTGCGCTGGCAGCATTGGAAGGGATTATCAAGCTCGCCACCACCGCCTCCGCTGTGACCACCATCGATGCCGAAACCAACGTGGACTGGGACGAGAAGTTCGAAGCCGCGCTTTTGACTTTCGATGAGGGCATGCTGGAAGATCAGGAGAGCTTCAAGTTCTACGTTTCCCACAAAGACCTGGTGCGCCTCAGAAGCGAGATTGCCAAACGCCTGACCGGCGCTGGCGACCGGTTCCTGCTCGAGGGCGGCAACGTCTCTTTTGCGGGTATCCCCGTGAAGCCTCGTCTGATGCCCGATAACTACATAATCGCCGGATTGCCCAAGTTCATCATCCTGGGCTACCGCACCGATGCCGAGCTCAAAGTAGAGCATCATGGTAGCGACTGGAAGTACCACTGGTACATCCGCGTGCGTCCCGGCATCACCTACGTCGATGGCTTCGTGAAAGTCTTCGTAATCGCCTAAAGGAGGCAAAGATGAGAAACAAAACCTTTATCCTGATGATCATGAGCTTGATCCTGATTGTATCCCTGGTGGCCGGGCTCAGTGCCCAGACCTTGCCAGTGGATTCCCGCAAAAAGGAGATGCAGTTTCACAAAAGCTTCGAGTGCTTGCGCTACAGCCCTGCAGCCGACACCCTGTGGCACAAGGTCACGCTTCCGGCCAGGTGCATGGAAGTCTGGTGTCTGGCGGATTCCGGGGCAGTGGTCATATCCCCAGACAGCTTATATTACGATACCGCCAAGCCTTATGCGTGGATTGTGCCAGGAACTCCGTTTATACTACCAACCTACAAGACGCCTTATATATGGGTAAAACGAGCGGCTTCCGCTACCGTAGCACATCTTAACCTAATATTCTATAAGATGTAGGAGGGAAAGATGGACTTTATATTGAACAACCAACAGATCATGGTCAGCATGCTCTCGCTCGTGATAGTGTGGATCATCAGCCTGATCTGGAAAAAGAGCGCCGACAAAGCGCAGATTGCCTCTGCCCTCACGCAGATCCTGGACATCATTCAGGACATTGCCAATGGGGCTGAAACCAGGGGGCTGGACAACGACGTCAAGAAGCAGATGGCTGTGGCAAAAGTGACCACCGCCTTGTCCGGGAAGAAGAAGAAAAAAGGCCTGGTGCTGAAGACCTTCGGCACCATTGGCGGGGCGGTGGAATTCGTCTATCGCAACCGCAAATGGCTGTTTAGCGCAGCCGGCAAACTCGCCAAGGCGGTATTCTAATGCCAGGACTCACTGCCCCCACCTTCGCCTCCGGAACCACCGCCGCGGATCTGCTGTTTGCGGCCCTGTCCGATACCTTCATCGCCGATGAAGTGTTCTTCGGCCTGGGCTCCTACACCAGTGCCGAGATCGGCACGAAATATGCCACAAAGTCAGCCATGGAAAGGGAGCTCTCCACCTATCTGAAGCAGATCGGTGAGCTCGCCGAAAAGCCTGGCAAAACCGACAGCAAAGTGGAAAAGCTGAAGACGCGCAACTACCTGATTCCGGGGAAGCGCAGCAACAGCATTGAGCTTTCACTGAACGGCCTTTCCGAAAAGCAAAAGAGCTATTTCGAAAGTTCCGCCTTCAGTGGCGCAGAAGTAACCATCGTAGCCGTATCCAAGGAGCGCGACCGCGCCACCATCTTCAACGGTATGCGCTGGGTGGTGGAATGGAGTGGCGAGGCCGACGGCCTCTGGACTCTCATCATCTCCACCGAATTCGCGGGTAATACCACAAATCGCATCGTGGCGCTAAAGGGTTTAGCGTGATTTACTTAACCATCAACGGGGGCTTTCAGCCGAAAGCCCCTACATTTTAACAAAGGAGCTTAAAAATGCCACTTATTTTACCAGATGACTCTTTAATAACCCAAGAAGAGCTCAACTTCGCCGCGCTGGAGCAGGTCCTGCCTGGCAGCTTGCTTTACTATGCTGCGGGGAAAGCAGATAGTTCCTACGAAACTTACTTCAGTGATCTGGAGAGGTTTAAAATGTTGTTTAGTGAGAGCGGCCAAGTTTTCTATCCCTTTGGCGAACTTGCCGAAAAGCCTGGCAAAACGGATTCGAAAATAGAAAAGCTGAAAACCCGTAATTTCCTCATCCCCGGCCGCCGTAGCAGCTCCGTAGAGCTTGCCGTCTGTGGCCTCAGCGAGGCTCAAAAGAACTATCTGGAGTCCACCCTTTTCCAGGGCCAGCCGATGACCATGATCCTGGCAAATAAGGATGTTATGAGCACGATTCCCGAAGTCGACGATCTCGATATTGTGATAATAAATGGCCTCTCTTGGGTGACCGAATGGTCCGGTGAGGCTGATGGTCTTTGGACTGTGGTGATTAGCACCGAGATCCAGGGCAGCACCGAAGGCCTGATCTATCCATTACACATTCCTGCGTATGCCCCGGTACCGGCGGGATAAATGCAAACAAAGCTAAGCTACAATCAACTCCGCCAAATCCTGGCTCTGGCCATCAGTAACGATACCATAAAGGCCAAGCTGGCCGATCTCTTGGCCGGCAAAATGGCAAAAGTGTCCGAGCTGGACCTGCTGGAAATGATCTCGCGCTCTGAAGTGGATAAAGAACTCATTGCCATCCTGAGCGGGAGGGACCCTGATAAGATGGACGCCCTCGAGGGGCTGGAGTACATCTCCGCTTTTTTCGCATATATCGCGAGCAACAAAGAGAAATACGCCAGTTGGCTCGCAAGTATCGGATTAAAGACTCCGACAAAAAAGAAACAAACCTCGCCAAATTCGAAGTAACGATGAGAACTATAGGATACACAGCCCTGGACTTTGAGAGTCTGAGCCTCCCAGAACTCTATGAACGGCTGTGTATCAACATAAAAGAAGGGAAATAAGATGGCAGAGCTGAGCTTTAGGCTGATCCTCCAGACCGATGACGCCACCGGGCAATTGCGCACGGTAGGCCAGGAAGCGGACAACCTGAAGAACACTGTAGAGGAGCCCAAGGTCGTTAAAATCAGCGCAGAACAGGCCCTGGGGACCATCAGAGACGTCAAAATAGCCATCGATGGCGTGGTCCAGGTTATTGGGAAGCTCACTCAGGGCTTCAATAACCTGTTGGATGCCGCGCTGGTGCAAAAACAGGCCATGACCCTGACCACCATTGCCTTTGGTGATGCGAATGCGGAGATGGCGAATTTTGCCTCTGCCATGCAGTCTGTCACTAATTTCGGTGATGAGCAGCTCCTGCCTCTGATGGCGAAGCTGGCGCAAACCTTCAAGCTCAATAAAAACGAAGTACAGCAATTGGTGCCGGTACTGCTGGATTTTGCGGAAGCAAACAAGGCTACCGGCATGACCGTGGAGAGTGCCTTCGACCTGATGGGACGTGCGCTGAACGGACATACTGCCATGCTGGGCCGTTACGGTATCGAGCTCGATACCACCAGGCTCGCAGCGGAGGGTGTCTCCTACCTGGTAGAGAAGCTGGGTGAGGATTATGGCGGAACGGCTGAGGCTTTGGCCGATCTGCGCACGCAGAATAAAAAGGCCTGGGGCGACATTCAAGAGGACGTAGGCAATATGCTGGACACCATCTTAACCCCTTTGCTCGAAAAGATAAAATCGCTTATGGAAGCCTATGAGAAGCTGACGCCAGTGATGAAGGGCTTTGTCACGGGGGTGGTGGTCGCGATTCCCATAATAGCGACCCTGGCAACTACTATCACAGCCCTCACCGCGGCATATCATGCGCTACATCTCGCCATCAATCCGGTGGTGGGAATACTGTCTTTGGTGGCTGGAGCGGCGACCATAGCGGGGTTTAGCATTGCTGCAGCATCGATGGAGGCAGATAGGTTTGCCGCTGCTCAGACGAAGATGGGCAAGGAAATTAAGGATGTTCAGGCTCAGATATCTATTGAAACTGAAAAGTTTAATTACCTCGCCACAAGATTACTGGAGCTGAGATCTGCTACGAATCTGACCGCCGAAGACAAGCTGGACATGAAGAACATTGTCCGGTCTATGAACGACCAGTATGGCGAGTATCTCGACAACATCAACCTGGAAACAATCGGCTACAACCAGCTAAAAACAGCCATTGATCAGGCTAATGACGCTCTGCTGAGCAAGATGACGACCCAGGCTTATGAGGGGCTTCTGTCCGGACAGGTTCAAAAGCTGGCAGAGGCTAAAGTCGCTCTTAGTCAGAAGATGAATGAGGTGCTGAGCGTGGAGGTGCCATCTACCCAGGACAACTTTATGAACATTGCCGCCGAACAACTAAAGATGCTGGAGGCAAGGTTCTCAGACCCCGGCAAGAATCCATCTTACATCGCGATTAAGAGCCTTTATGATCAGGCCAAACTTGAGCATGAGGGGCTCCGCAGTGCCACCAACGAATACAATGCCGCGGTTGGCAATCTGAAGCAGATGAAGGGCGGAGGTGGTGATAGCTCTGTAGCAGACGCAGCCGCCGCTGAAGCCAAACGCAATGAAGAACAAAGACGCCTTGAACAGCTTCGGCTCCTGCAGCAGAGATATGACACCCTCTCCATCGATGACGCTGTGGCCAGACGCCAAAAAGAGCTGGAGATCCAGCGCGATAATGAACTGGCCAAGGCCGAAGCTCTGGGCTCGGCTGAGGAGCTTTTGCAATCCATTCGGGACCACTATGCCGCTGAGTCCATTAAGGTAGAGCAGGACGCTACTGCTGCCAGGACAAAGCAGATAGAGGTCGAGGCCGAGGCCAAACGCAAGGTCTTGGAAGAAGAAAAGCGCTTGCAGGAAGAGCTTGAGGATATGCGTTTCAATTTTGACCAGCGAGGCCTGGAGCTGGCTGGTCAAACCTGGGACGCTCAATTGCTGGCTATAGACAATTATTATGAGAAGAAACGGGCTAAGCTGCTGGAAGCAGGGCTCACTGAAGAGCAGATTACCGCTCAAAGTGAAAACGCCAAGGCTAAGATCCGTGAACAGCACGAGATGCGCCAATTGCAGGGTGCACAGCGGATAATGGGAGATCTCGCCAAAACCAGCCAGGCCTTTGGTAAAAAGGGTTTTGCCCTTTGGAAGACCCTGGCCGTGGGGCAAGCTATGATCGACACCTACGCCTCTGCCACCGGAGCCTATAAAGCCATGGTGGGCATTCCCATCGTGGGGCCTGGCCTGGCCGTTGCGGCTGCGGCTGCGGCTGTAGCTGCAGGACTTGCCAATGTGGCGACTATCCAGGCACAGGAGCCTCCCAAGGCGGCCACCGGTGGTCTTTTGGTGGGCCGCTCACACTCCCAGGGTGGTGTCCTCATCGAAGCAGAGGGTGATGAATACGTTACCGCGAAGGATCGCGTAAAAGCCCTGGGCCGAGGACTCTTTGATTTCCTCAATTTTGCACCCCTGGACTCGGTCAAGCTGGCCTTTGCCGGTATGCCTGCTCCTTCTGTGCCCATGCCCCAGATCAGCGGCGGATTCTATGCCTCTGGGGGCTCTGTGTCCGGCGGCGGCGTAATGGACACACTCTTGGATATCATGACCTCTATGCGGGACGAGATAATATCCCTAAAGAGCACAGTGGTGGACTCCAAGCCCATCATCGATATCCACGTGGACCCTCTCTCCAATGACCCCGTCAAAATCTCCGAAATTGCCGAAGCCGGCACCCGCATCCGGAGCACGATATGAACCTTTTCCAAATCGACTTTATCCAGGGCAAAACCGACGCCCCGGACTATAACCAGATCGTGCATAGCTTGGTGGATCTCGCTACGGAGCGCAAAGTCATCACGCTGGCAGTGTCCTCAGACAAGCTCCAGGGTGGATCCTCTTTCGCGCGGGAGCCCAAACGCCTCACCTTCGAGTGCTTTGTAGATGATTGGATCACGGAATACATCTTCTCCGGAGACTATGAGCACGAGCGCTATATCTCTCATTATGAGATCCGGGCCTATCGTGACGATGTCCTCATCTTTTCGGGCATCATCGATACCAGCAACATGAGCTACAACGTTGCCGAAGAGATCGTCTCATTCCTATGTTATGACAAGATTAAACTATTTTCCATATATAACGATCTTCAACAGTTTTACTCACTTTCGGCTGGCTATCAGCCCTGGCAGATCTTGGCCTATTTTGCCCAGAAGATCACTCAGCGCATCCCGATCAGCGTGCCGGTCTCGTCTTCTGGGTTCAGTGTCCCAGAGTCGTTGATCCCTGTCCCGGACACTGTGGCCAATTCTGTGCGGCTGCAAACTATCGATATCAGCGAAATGTGCACTAAGCCAGCTAATGCTGGGGGTTGGACATATTCTTGGGATAGCGGCGGATATGTGAGTCCAAAGCATGGCTACCGTACCCAGGCGCTGGCCAATCGCATGACCTACGTGATGGGTCACAAAAAAGTGGTAAAGGGGTATTTTAGCGAGCAAATCCAACCCATTTATCGCGCTACTTATAAGGCCGTTGTAGTAGAACTTTACTCTGGCCTCTCCATGGTGGTGAAGGAGTATGATTTTGTTTCTGCCTGGATTAACGACTATGCCCAGATACAGGGCTATGACCAGGACTTTGCCGCGTTCTTTACCACCAATGGCCAGCCTGCTAATGTGCTGAACAACCTCAGCTCTCCAGGCGTTCTCAATGGCACCTATTTCTATTCCTCTTATGCCGAGAACACGGAGCTAATCCCCTGGGTATATGGGGCCTGGCTTCCGTCTTATCTGCACCCCGGGAAGCTTTACGAAACGGGTATGGGTACCGAGCTGACCAATTGCCTTAAGGTTCTACAGGCAGTCTTGCTGCTCTACAATGCTACGCTGCTGGTTTCCACCTCCGGGACGGTCATCCTGAAAAGCAAGGAGCAGGCTGTGCTCACGCCCATCGTGATCGCTGATGCCTACGTTGTACACATGGCCAGGCAGAGGGCCAATGCCGAAGTCCCAGATATGTCTGGCCTGGATGTGCTCTGTGGTGATACAGCTATCCTGCAGAAGCTGGCCAAGGCCTATCTTATGGATTTTCACGCTGGCAAGTGGAAGCTAACTGCCACCATCGATCGTCTCGAGCGCGAACTGGTATTGGGTGACTATATCAAGATAAAGAGCATCACCTACTGCATCGTCGAACTACGCAGGGACTATGTGGCTGATGATTACAAAATAATAGCTTGGAAGGTGTCATGAATCCCGTTGCCGTCAGATTTGTCCACGTCTCAGACCAGGTCCTCTTCGTCACTGTGAACGATGCCCGGGTGGAGTACCGCCCCGACAAGAAATACCGCATCGAAAAAAAGAATGCCTTCGATCCGTCTTACATACACCGCAGAGGCGCCTATTATGAGGATACGATCACGATCTCCGCCATCCTCTCTCCCGACCTCTATGAGACCCTGAAAAACACGCTTATGGCTGCTGGATGGCTTTATGTGGAATTTGCGTACAAGGGTGGCACTGTCCGTCAGCTTCCCGTAGTTGTATCCGCATTCCCCGTCCTCACGGACGACCTTCGGGAATATACCGCCGAAACGAAGATTACTCTGATTTCGAGATATCGCACAAATCCGGGAGTAATAAACTGGGATGGCTATAGGATCCCGGACGGGGACGAAGTCATTGTATAGCTACGGGATTGCCTACTACATCACTCAGGGGCAGACCAGGGTCCCGCGCACAGGGCTCACAGTGAAGCTGGTGCGGGCACAGGCTGGCCTTTCCGCGTCACTCCCCATGCAAGAGACGGCCCCCGGCTATTACGAGGTCACTGTTTTCACAGAGTCACTCTGTGGGTTTTATGAAATCTGGGATAATACAGCGGTTCCCCAGGGCTCTCATTCCGGGAAACATGCCATCCTTGGGCGTCTCGATATGAATGGCCTTCAGTACGCCTCTAACTTCCTCCTCCAATTGGCAGAATTGCAAAACCAGATCAATGAAATGCCCCAAATACACGGGGCCGATATCTATGTCCAGGACACCGAACCAGATACGCTTAACGACTATGTCTGGATCGATACCAATGTGGTAAACTTCATCTCATGAACACTTTAGAAAAATAAAAGGAGCACATTATGAATATTAAGCTTATCGAACTATTCGGCCTGCAGGTCTGGAACAACTCATCCGGGAAGTGGGAAGACCTCAGCGCCAAAAACAGTGAATCCATGCTGGCTTCTCTCGGTCCCAAGAAAGGCCATAGCATAGTCCTTTACGATGCCGGCGTTGGCACGGGGCTGGATCCAGTAAGCACATTCAGACAAGCTATGGATTGGAAAGTATTTGCCGTCAACGATGGCACCGCTATCACAGATGGCTGGTCTATATTTGGTGATGAGGCAGGGCTGCTCATCAATGACGCTTTTTCTATCAGGATTCGCTATTATCTGCGCGTGACGGACATGAATACAGGCACGCCAGGCGTTTTTTCTTCAAATGAGATGTATTACCAGATTATCAAGGTGTCACATCCTGTCGATCATATCCAGTTCAGTTCCGGAGGAGAAGCTGGCCCCTGGGCACCTATGGTTACTGTTTCTTTACCGGGAATATCGAATAAAATGGTAAGCGATTCGGATACCTTGTTTTCTTGGCTTTCTAACTCTGCAAACTGGCAGGCACACCTGAAGCTGCCGAATGGCGAGATTCGAAAATATTCCGTCACGAACCCTACCGTAAAAACTGGTGATTCTGCTGAGCCGGAATATGAAGGCGCAGTGGCTACAGTTGATTTCCGCTTGCCTATGCTACAGGTAGCTCAAAGCGGAAGCTATACCCTTACCATTTCCCTGCTCCCCAACGCACAGGGATCAGGAGGCTACCACGTGTTTGATGACGTTTATGCCTGGACAGCTACCATCACGGCAATGTCTCCTTCTATGAGCGATCCACTCTATCTGTCTTTCGGCACCAATACCTTTATGGTCATTGACTTCGCTCAAAGCTTGGTATGATATATAAAGGACAAAACCAGCGTAGGACGGTAATCCCCAGCGTAAAAAACGCGCAGGGGCTTACCGTCTATATTCCAGAGAAGGGAATGAGGGCAGGGCGCAAGTGGTTCAAGGCGTATGCTTATTACTCCTTAACCGCCGCTCAGCCTTATCCCTTGCTCTTTTCCTTCTCCAGCGAGGCCTATATCACCATTAACTTTACCTCTACCGCCATATCCATTACCGCGCCTTTCACCCTGCCCTTGCTCAGGTTCTACCAGTTGGAGGCCGCCAAGCTGATCAAGTCCTCTGCGACTCTCTCTATTGAGGCCGAAGCGCAAAGCGTGGAGTCTTTATCAAAAGAGCAGATGAAGGAGTTTGAAGGCAAAAAGAGCGGTGATCCCATTAGGGATGCCTCGCTTGTCTATGCTCTCGGGGCTGCAAAATTCACACCTACAAGAAAGACCCCGTGACCATAAACACCTTTATATCCCCGTCAATATGCAAGAATGGTGAGCTAATTTGCAAGAATGGTGAGCTAAGTGATCCTTGGTTTAGCGCGGCATGCAAGAATGGTGAGCCAATTTGCAAAATTAAGTGAGCTCTTACACCCATGTTGACGCGAGACACATCAAATCCGAGAATCTTCTTGACAAAAGCCCTGCTGTATTTAATCTAATATTCAGTCTGATCAAAA